CTCTACTAATCCTATATCCCATAAGGGTTTGCTGGAACTGGCGACGACTGGCCGGTATAAGCCGAGATTAGAAACGACTACGCACAGTGGGCACCAATCACGCGCGGCGGATATTGCTGATTTTGCGGAGAGGGTTTTAGGTATGCCTTTAATGAGTTGGCAACGTTATTGTTTAGAGGGTTTGACGGCTTTTGACAATGACGGCAAATGGTTGCACCGTGTTGGCCTTATTTCGGTGGCTAGACAGAACGGTAAAAGCCTTTTATCTAGCGCGGTTATTGGGCATTGGTTAACTAAAGAAACTGAACTACGCGGCCAACCTCAAACCGTTATTAGCGTTAGTCATAAGTTGGATTTGACGGCGGCCCAATTTAATTACTTGGCACCGATACTGGAAGCCAAGTTTGGTGCTGAAGTTTCGTGGTCGTACGGACGGCAAAAGGTAACAATGCCCAACGGCAGCGTTTGGCATATTCGCGCCGCTACCCCGGCAGCCGGTCACGGTTACAGTTGTGACCTAATTACCGCCGACGAAGTATGGCAAATATCGGAAGCCGCTATAGACGACGGTTTATTACCGTCTCAACGCGCCCGGCGTAACCCGCTTTGTTTGCTTGTGTCAACAGCCGGTACGCAAGAAAGTACGGCCCTTTTGCGTTGGCGTGACCAAGGTTTAAAAGCAATAGATACCGGAGAAAAGACAAACTTGTATTTTGCCGAATTTAGCCCACCCCCAACACTTGACCCTATGACGGTAGAGGCTTGGGAATACGCTAACCCGGCGTTAGCAGGCGGTCTAATTGAATTGGACGTAATCCAAGGCGAAGCACAAGGCCCTAACCGCAGCGCGTTTTTACGGGCGTCTGTAAACCTATGGCAGGCTGTTTCTAACGGGTGGTTAGCCCCTGGCATATTTGAGGCTTTAAGCACAGACGAAAAGGCACCACCCGGCGGGGTGCTTGCCGTTGAAATGGCGTTAGACGAAAGCACGTATACGGCGGTACGTGCCGTTCAAATAGACAATAAAACTCATGTTGTTTTGGCTTTTGTTGCCGAAACTGTAAACGAACTTTGGGAGAAAGTGGAACAGCAAGTAACCGAAAACCCAAACTTGCGTTTGGCTATTGTGCCCGTTTTAGAAAACTCTTGCCCGTTGAAATATGAGGGTAGGCGCGTAATTGTTGGTTACAAAGAGTTACTGAAATGGACTAGCGCGGTTAGGGCAATGATTATTGAAAACAAACTTACCCACAATAACCAACAGTTGCTAAACAGCCATGTAGAACGGGCTGTACTGATACGAGAAAAAAACGGAATAACGGTTAGCAGTTTGCGAAGCCCTGGGCCTATTGAGGCTTGCCGGTGCATGATTTGGGCAGCCGCCTTAGCGTCACGGCCACAAGCCATAGGTAAACCCTTCATTGTCAGCGTTAACCGCTAAAGTTGTTTTGGCATTAGTCGGCTTGCTTTCCGTCGGGGATTGCACGGCGCCGGCTAGTGCCACCTAAAACGCCGAGATTGTGACACAATAAACTTATGGCAATTTTTACTAAGAAACCCGAACCTACAAAGGTTGTTAAAGCCGCCGCAGGTAGCAACGCGGGCGCTTCACAAATTGGCAACTTTTTTGCATACAGTGACGGTGTTTTGCGAAGCCGTTTTATGCAGGTTCCAACTATTTCGCGTAGCCGCGATTTAATGGCGTCAGTAATTGGTTGCCTTCCGCTTGTCATGTATAAAACAATGTGGAACGGCAACGAAATTGAGAAAATTTCCGAAGCGCCCCGCAGTTGGTTAAACAGAATTGACAAAGGCGTTACCAATAACTTTATTTTGTCGTGGACGTTTGACGACCTACTATTTTACGGCCGCGCGTTTTGGTACATCACAGAACGAACAGCCGACGGCTACCCGTCAGCGTTTACACGTTTACCCGCCGCGATTGTTACAACACAAGACCAAGCACAAGGCACGGGCGTATGGTTCGGCCCGTCTAAACAAATTTTGTTTCAAGGTTTGCCTATCCGTTGGGAAGATTGCGTACAGTTTTTAAGCCCAATTCAAGGCCTTATTTATACTGGTGCAACGTCAGTAGATACCGCACTAAAACTGGAACAGGCCCGTAATCGCAACGCGAGCAGTTTGCAACCGGCCGTAACGCTTAGGCAGATTGGTGGCGAGCCTATGTCACCGCAAGAATTACGCGATTTGGCAGCCGCCTACGACGAAGCGCGTTTTGCTTCTGCGACAAGTGCCGTAAACGAATTTGTTGAAGTAATACCAAATATGGCAACCCCGGACAAAATGCTACTTATTGACGCCGCCGAATATCAGGCAAAAGAAATCGCACGTATTGCCAACGTACCTGCGTACCTCGTTTCCGTCTCTATCGGAAATTACAGTTATGTCAGTAGTTCCGAAGCGTCTAGAGATTTGTACACGTTCGGCGTTAAACCGTACATAGATTGCATACAAGAAACCCTTAGCGCGGATAACGTACTTCCACGGGGTACGGGTGTTATGTTTGATATTGAAAGTTATTTAGAAAACGAATACAGCAACAAGGCAGATATGCCGGACGTAGCAGACGAAACGCAGGTAGCAAATAATGCTTAGATTATCTCCACAAGAATTAACTTTAGACGCCGCGCAAGGTGACGCGCTGCCACGTCGTACCCTTGCCGGCGTCGCCTTGGAATATGGGGTAGACGCTGTAGTATCTGACGGCCAAACGGTACGTTTTGAAAAAGGTTCGTTGCCACTAGAAGGCAAAAAGCCTAAAATGTATTTGTATCACGACAGTACGCAACCCATTGGCGTCGTTTTTAGCAGAACGGAAGTGGATAACTACGTTATGTTTGAGGCCAAAATTAGCGAAACTTTGCTGGGTAATGAGAGTTTGCAATTAGCCATGGACGGCGTTTTAGATAGCCTTAGCGTTGGGGTAACACCTGAGGAATTTAGTTTTGATGAGGCTGGCACCATGGTAGTTACCAAGGCTTCTTGGCAAGAATTGTCGTTACTCCCCTATGGGGCGTTTGAGGCTGCCAAGGTGGAACGGGTGGCCGCGAGTATCCACCAAAACGAAAACGAAGTAGAGTTAAATATTGAACAGGACACAGAAAAGGAAGTTACCGATATGACAAACCCAGTAGAGACCCCCGCAGTAGTTGAGGCTTCAACAGTGCAAACTATTTACGCACAACCGCGTAAATTGCGTTTGCCTAGCACGTCTGAATATATTGCTAGTTATGTGCGCGGCGGTGCAGATTTTGCACAACTAAACGCAAATATTAACGCAGCACGTATTGAAGCAGCGCCAGGCGTTGCACCTTTTATAAATACTGAAAGTACACCTGGTATCCTTCCGGAAATTATTACCGGTTCTGTTTTTGACGGACTAAATCCAATTCGCCCGTTTGTTTCGGCTATCGGAACTCGCGCTATGCCAACCGCAGGCGCAACTTTCCGCCGTCCAAAAATTACAACACGCCCGGTAGTAACGCAACAGTCGGCACAGTTTGACGACCTAAACGCTTCAACCGTCGTTGTTAGCAACTCGGATATTTCCAAACTAAGTTTCGGTACATATGTGACCGTCTCCGAACAGGATTTGGATTGGAGTGACCCTTCAAGCATTGACATTATTTTGAACCAACTTGCGATTGCTTACGGACAGGCAACAAACAACTACGCAGTAGATACCTGTCATGCAGCAATTAGCCAAACCGCAACAGTAACCGACACCGCAGTAGGCGCCGATTGGGTTGCAGCAATTTACGACGGTGCCCGCCAAATTTCGGAAACCTCTAACTACTTGCCTACGCATATGGTTGTAACGCCTGCCAGTTGGCAAGCGCTTGCTTCAAGCACCGACGACCAAAACCGTCCAGTATTCCCATACACGGGCGCACCTAACCTTATGGGCCAAAACGCTGCCGGTAACTCCGCTGCAACTTCATGGAACGGCAACCCGCTTGGGTTGGTGTTGGTAGTTGACAAGTCGGCCCCTGGTTCGTTCATGGGTCACGCTGCCGGCCCTGCCGCAGGCTTTGAATTTTACGAACAGCAAAAGGGCGCTATTAGCGTTGAGGTTCCTGCAACTATGGGCAGGACAATAGCCTTCAGAGGGTACGCTGCAGCCTTCATGGCAGACGCAACCAAGTTCGTTAAGTTCGTCTGATAACCGAAAGGTAGGCCTTTATGGCCGTCTATTCGGTCTCACAAAAATACCTAACCGACAATTACGCGGTTTTAGTATTACTAACCAACGCCGACCCTTTAGAGGTTGGTCAGTCGGTAACTATTGCGGGTGTTGACGCAACCTTTAACGGTACTTATACCGTGGTTGCGTTACCACAGTATTATTTTACTGGAGTAGACGACCAAGGTTTTTTCCATTACGACATTGAAGCACCAATAGCAAACCAAGTTTTATTTGCTAAAACCGCAGACAATGTAAACGTGGTTGCCGCTTCCGGTACTTTAACCACGACGCCTACTTGTACTTGGGTAACTACCGACGCACAGATTGAGGATTGGCTAGGCATTGGTACCGCTACCGCAGCCGACCAAGCCTTTATTACCCAATGCAGGTTGGCCAGTAACGAGTTCGCATATAGGCGTAGGCGCGAAGCCGGCTACCGAAACGAAAGCCTTACAACCGTTCCTAACGCTTCCGTACTTTTAGGCACTGTTGCTTATGCCGCCTTTCTTTACAGGCAACGCGGTTCTGTAACAGACTTTGCCAGTTTTGACGGATTAGCCGCCGGTGGAAGCATGGGCCTAAGCCCAATGATTAAACAACTATTAGGCGTTGACAGGCCTTCGGTTGCGTAATGCCTGTCGCCTACACCGATTTATTTAACACGGCCTTAGACAACCTCACAGCCACGTTACAGACCGTTACAGGGCTACAGGTGGTCAACGACCCGCGTAACCTTGTGCCGCCTTGTGCGTTTATTGACGCCCCGTCGTTCGTGGCATGGAACTACAACATTGTAAAAATAACTTTTCCTGTACGCCTCATAACCCTAGGCCCCGGCAACTTAGACGCCCAACGTAGCCTTATGAACATGGCCGCCAAAGTGTTAGCCGAAAACGTCGCGGTAACGGACGGCCGGCCTACTATTGCCATAATCGGCGGTAGCGAAATGGCCGCCTATGATTTAACTATTGAAATGCAAGCCCAAACAAGTTAGGACGTTATGTACATTATTAAAAGCCCGCGCGTAGGTATTGTTGGTACAGAGTTTGTACCTAAGCCAGGTGTACAGGTTGCCGGCCTTATTTGGGGCGGTTTTATAGTTGAAGTAGCAGACGAAGTAACAGACGAAGTATCCACGCCGGCACCTAAAAAAGGTGCTAAAAATAAGAAAGCAACGAAAGAGGACTAAACACCATGGCAACAAGCACTTATCTATCCAATCCGGTAGTAACCGTAAACGCAGTTTCGCTTACCGACCAATGCACGGCGGCAACTTTCACGCACCGTTTTGACCAACTTGAAAATACTACTTTTGGAAATACAAACCGCAGTTACCAAGCCGGATTAAACAACAGCGAAGTAACGCTAACTCTTTATCAGTCGTACGCGGCGTCAGAAACTTACGCAACGTTGGCCGCGCTTGTCGGTACAACAACAACCGTTACAGTTGCAGACAGCGCCGGCGGTGACGTGTTCACCCTTACGGGCGCTTACCTAAATGAAATGCCAGTAATTAACGCAACCTTGGGCGAACTTTCAACCATAGATATTACCTTTGTTGGTGGAGCCTATACAGTTGCATAAATAGCGCCGAATAATCGGCCCGACACGAAAGAAGCAAATAATGCAATTAACGTTACAAGTAACAAATAGTGAAGGTGCATACCAAGTAAGCACCAACCTATTTACTGTCGTGTTGTGGGAACGTCGTTTTAAACGTAAAGCGTCGGACATGGCAAACGGCATTGGTGTAGAGGATTTGCTTTACCTAGCCTGGGAAGCAAGCAAACAAAATAAAATTGTTGTGTCGTCAGAGTTTGACACCTATTGCAAACAAGTTACCAACGTTGAGGTGATAGAACAAGAGGCCCCAAACCCTACCCAAGCGGCACCTACCGACGACAACTAGCAGAATTGCTAGTAGCAACAGGGTGGGCGCCGCAGTGGTACTCGGAAGCGTTTGACACACAAGACTTATTGACGGTGGTTAAAGTTTTGGGGGAACGAAACAAAAGGTAACTGTAATGGCGCAACCAAATTTAGAGATTAAAGGTATTCAAGAAACCTTGGCGGCGCTAAACAAAATAGACCCAACTTACCGGCGTGACGTAACCAAACGTATTAAACGGGCTGGCGACCCAATGGTACAAGAAGCCCGGCAAATGATTACAACCATTGTAGGCGCCAAGGGTGCCCCGCTTACCGGTATGAGCCGTGGCAGCCTTATTAAAGGCAAAGAAATTACTTGGCGTACAGACGCCGTACAAAAGGGTTTTAAAATAAAGGTTGGCGCACGTGCTAGTAAAGAACGGTACGTAAACTATTCGCGTTTTACCGACGGCGTACAAACCCATACTGAACAAGTCGCGTTTGGTTCTAAGCCTTACAAACTTATGGTTATGCAACAAACAGACGCCGCCGGCGCTATTTATGACCACGCCGGGCGTAGAACAAGTAGCAAATTTGTTACCAACCTAAACGCAGACGGCGGCGGTGAACAACCCCGCGTAATAGACAAAGCCGTAGAAAGAAACAAACCCGCAGTACAAAACGTTGTACAGTCAGTTATTGACGACGTGGAAAAGAAAACCAATCGCACGTTGAAACAAAGGTACCGCTAATGGCTATAAATATCCCAATTATTACAACGTTTAGCGATAGTGGGTTAGCGGCTGCCAACAAAAGAATTAGTGCTTTTGGTAAAGAATTTCCAGGTATCGGCCTTGCTATTGCTGGCGTTACTGCAACCCTGGGCGCGCTTGGTGTTGCCGCGTTTTCGGCTGTTCAAAAAGCGTCAGATTTAAGCGAACAGATAAGCAAAGCCGGAGTAATTTTTGGTAATTCAAGTAAACAAATAGAGGACTTTGCCCGAACCGCTAACCGTTCGTTGGGCCTTTCTACAACAGCCGCTTTAAATGCCGCTTCAACTTTTGCCACTTTTGGTAAGGCAGCCGGACTAGCAGGCAACGACCTAGTTGAATTTTCTACAGATTTTGTAACCCTTGCTGCCGACTTGGCGTCGTTTAATAACACAAGTGTTGACCAAGCAATTAACGCTATTGGTGCCGCCCTACGTGGTGAAAGTGAACCTTTACGCGCTTACGGTGTTTTGCTTAACGACGCAACATTAAAAGCCGCAGCAATGGAATTAGGCATATATTCCGGTTCCGGTGCATTAGGTCAGCAAGCCAAAATTTTGGCAGCGCAACGCGTCATCTATAAACAGACCGGTGACGCGCAAGGCGACTTTACACGTACAAGCGGCGGGT